GGCTTGTCTGGATTTGCTTTGACGATATCAAAAGTGATATTTGGATTTCTAGACAACATATACCAATCCCAAGGCTTGTCTGGATTTGCTTTGACGATATCAAAAGTGATATTTGGATTACTAGACAACACCTCCCAATTCCAAGGCTTGTCTGGATTTGCTTCGACGATATCAAAAGTGATATTTGGATTACTAGACAACACATACCAATTCCAAGGCTTGTCTGGATTTGCCTTGATGAAATCAAAGTACTTGCCAATCATTTTGGTCTTTAAAATTACTGATATTTAACAAAGTTAAATTTCAATTGTGAATCAAAATGATATTTTTGGATTACTAGACAACGCATACCAATACCAGTCTAACCAATCATTCCTCAGACATTCCTCTTCTCTTCGTTCACACCCTTCATCACGTTGATCAACTTCTCTTCATCAACTTCAGAATTCTCAATGCTTATTTTGCACAGTTTAAACACTACGCCTTGTTGCTTCAACTCGTTCTTTATTCTGACATAGAGTGTCTTGGAATTTGGATGACAGTTCAGATCCAACAAAATGTCTACAGTCTCATAGACATGTCTCTGTTTTCTTAGCGCTGTCAGAGCGCTAGAATGTTGAGCTCTGATTGTGTAGTAGGGATAGTCCTCGTCGTTGCGCTTCAGCAAGATGAAGCGCTCCCTTTTGCCAGTCTGTTCAGGTTGTGGAGCTCTGTCTTCAACAGCAATGTTGAGTTTCTTTTGAACTGTCTCAATTTTTTCGACGAGGATGTCGTTTCTGTCAATCAGTTCGTCATTCTGTTGAGCCATATCATCAAGAGTTATGCCAAGTTTTTGAAGCATGAGTTCTTGACGAGCCATTGTAGCTCGATCTTCTTTACGTGTTTCTTCTAAGCGTTTATTTTGTTCTTCCATCCTCTTAGTAATTTCAACGAGTTCGTCAATTTTGTCTACTTTTTCCTGAATAATCTCATCCTTTTCAATCTCCAAATCTTTCATCTTCAGTTCCAACTGTTTGATCTTTTCATCTCGGTCGTCACTGCTCATATTCTTATATTCACTTACAAAGTAGTTCATAACTATCTCGTTGCACTTGAAGTAAAATTCAGGCGAGATCCAAGATGCAATGTCCAGGATGAGTTCTTTTTGAACGTATTGACCAGTGATTTGTTTTGTAACTTTGTCGTTGTTGCTTTCTCTTACTTCGTAAAAGTTGCGGAGGGAATTCCCTCCGCAACTTTCTATATATAGAACAAGCCGTTTTGATCTATCTAAACGAGTCCATTCCTTAAATTTCTTCCCTCCTAAATTACACAACTTAGTAGCATTAAAACATCCTGTAGACTTGTCAACCACAAGCTGAAACTCTCCAAAGATTCCAAAGTAGAAAGTATCCTTGATTTGCTGATAACAAATATTATTTAACGACGCCATTTTTTCAATTACATATGTTTCCTTAAGTCAGCTTGCCTGGATTTGCTTCGACGAAACCAAAGTAACTGTGTGTAGCCGCGCCACTTCTTCGTCCAATTGTTTTGGAAGCATGTGTTATTCACACATAATCTACCCATGATAAAAATGGGAGCGTCAGTATCCAAAAACGTATCAAACGCGGTCACCAAGGCTGTGGCCAAAGTGTCTTCAAACATCATCCAAAATACCCAACTCTCACAGGACATGGCCCAGGTAGTCAGCGTTCGCAACGTCCACGGAGACGTGCACATCTCAGGCAACACTTTCACCCAACGCGCCAACGTCAACATGCACGCACTCCTGGACGCCCTCTCAACAGAAGAGGCCCAACAATCCATCATGCAGGAACTGGCCCAAGAGGCCAAGAGCGTCACTTCGGGCCTCAACCTAGGCCAGTTCTCAGACGCTCAAAACACAATGAATCTACTCATGGAGGCCACGATTAACCTCCTCACTACCATCGGACAGACATGCAAGGCCTTCAGCCGCCAACACCAGGCCATCGTCGTGAAGCGCGTCTCCGGGAACGTCTACATACAGGACAACGTGTTCCAACAGATGTACAACATCCTCCAAAATTGCACAGAACAGGCCGCATCCAACAACCGACTCCTCCAAGACCTCTCCTCCAAACTGTCCCAGACCGCCAGCGCCAAATCAGAAGGCATCTCCGGTTGGGTCCTCGTCGCGCTGCTGGCCGTCTTCATCGGAGTTCCCGTGATCGGTGGTGTTGCGGTAGGCAGAGCCATCCTCAAGTTCATCTTCCCCATCATCCTGGTAGTGGGCATCATTTTCCTGGTCCTATACTACGTTAGAGGTAAACAGGTCATGAAGGAGGTCGGCTTCTCCACCTTCATCAAGACACCCCTCTGCGCGGCCACCGGAGAGCGCGTCCCTCCCCAGGCATACGCCAACACGGTAGACGCCTCAAACGCGTGTAAAGCCAACGACACGTGCAAGGCCTTCGACTGGCAGGGTATCGAGATTGCCCAGAACGGCACCTACACTGTCCTAGACGATCCAGTGACTAGATTCTATTCAGGTGTGTCCGACGAGTGCAGGATGGCCATCAAACCGGATAACGTCAGGTTGCTGCGATATCCTGTATTCTTTCAAGGAGACCTCGACCCCAACTCAAACCCAACCATCGTGACTGCCGGAGCAAAGAAAGGAGATGTGTACCTCAATACAACCAACGGGGTCTGGTCACAGATGGTCATCCAGTGGCAACCGAGAGGCACGATTACCACACGCTCATTTAACAGGATTGCGTGGGGCCACAACAACCCTTCAGTACCCCGAACCGCTCCGTACAACGTTCCCATACTAGACTCGCCCGTGGAAAATGATGTGTATGTATACGCCAACCAACACAACCCATCATACCTGTACCTCTTCAGGTATGACGCCGCCAATGGATGGGTTCAGGAACAGAGGATCAAGGGACCCGGGCTCGTGCCGGATACACCTGCCGTCATCAACGCAAGCGGCTTCAAGGAAATTGAAAGAACTGCTTGGATGTTGTACGCGGGCATAGCCGGCATCGTCATTGGAGCAATCGGTAGCGGTATTACCCTGTACCTAGAAACCACCAAGAAAGAGAGTTACTGTTAGTTAAACCGTGGATTGTTGAGGTGTACCAAATGTGAAGAAGATTACGTTCTTTTGCTCGTAGTGTATGTTGTAGACCTTGTCTTCGTACTCAATGGGGTTTTGCTGTTCTTCCACGATATGAGGTCCTTGACTGTGTGCCAGGCCCGAACGAATCCGATCTCCTCTTCAAGACCTTCCGTTATCATCTTCATGAGGTCCTCGCGTTGGATGACGATTGGGTCATCCTTTGCCCTTGGAAGAATCATTGAATTTAAAAATTATCTTCAGTATCTTAAAAATGACGACTACTGGATCAAATATCACTAGCGGATTTATTGATCTTGCCACTTTTGACGAGATTGAGAAGTACCAATACGGTTCAAACCAGGCTTTTGCGTATTTTGTCCGAGAGACCCGCAAATCAACCTGGTTCACCCAGGTGCCGGTCATCCTGTCCCGCTCCTCGGGCGCAGCAGGCTTCAACCAGGAGTGGTCCGTTTCCATCTCCAGAGCGGGCGACTACCTCCTACAGGCGTGGCTTCGTCTTACCATCCCCGAAGTCACCCTCCTGCAGGGCAACCACTTTGGCGCCAACGGTAGGATTCGCTGGACCCGCAATTTCATGCACAACCTCATCAGGGAGGCTTGCATCTCCTTCAACGATCTTGTGGCCGAGCGATTCGACAACTACTTCCTCGACTTCTGGTCCGCCTTCACCGTGAGCGCCAGTAAGCGCGTGGGCTACGACAACATGATCGGCAACGTGGACAGCCTCATCGCGCCCCACGGCGTTGGCGCTCCCCTGGTCAGCCAGAACCTCAATCTTCCTCTTCCCTTCTTCTTCACCCGCGACAGCGGCGTGGCCCTTCCCACTGCTGCCCTGCCCTACAACGAGATGCGCATCTCGTTCAACTTCCGCAACTGGAACGAGCTGCTCATCCTCGACAATAGCGTCCCCGTCGCCAACACTAACCCCTCGGTGGTGCCCGTCGTCGGCACCGACATCGCCGCCGCCCCCGAGCTCACCAACATCCAGGTCTGGGCCAACTACTCGATCGTGTCCAATGAGGAGCGTAAACGGATGGCCTGCGCGCCCCGAGACATCCTCGTCGAGCAGGTGCAAACAGCCCCGCGACAGAACTTCACTCCACTCACCAACCCCAACCAGAGCTACGACATCAGGTTCTCACACTCCATCAAGGCTCTGTTCTTCTCGGTCAGGAACATCACCAACAGCAACATCTGGTCCAACTACACATCCGCCTCCCCTGTCCCAGGTCCTCAGGTGGTTGTGTTTGAGCCATCTGGTGCGTTTGATCCTATTGCCAACATAACCTTTACCTACGAGAACACCAACCGTCTCAACCAGATGGGTTCTGACTACTACTCCCTTGTTGAGCCCTTCTACAAGGCGCCTAGCATCCCAGAGCCGACCGGGTACCATCTGTACTCGTACTCTCTGGCCTTCTACAATGTCGACCCCCTTGGTTCTACCAATTACGGTAAGCTGACCAACGTGAGCGTTGTGCCTGCTGCCTCTGCGGCCGCTGTCGTGGGTGCGGGAGGTACTGGTGTCGCTGGATCCGGGCAGGACTACGCGCAGACCTATGAGTTCATCATCATTGGTTTGAATACGAACATCATTAGGATTTCTGGTGGAGCGCTTGGCTTCCCAGTACTTTAACTGCTCTTGGTTTCCGTAAACCTGTTCATCGTTGTGCATCGTAGCATCATCACGATTTACAAACCTTCAATACCATGTACGTTGAATAAAATGTAAGCATCTCATAACCTCGAGAGGTTATGAGTAAATTAGTTTCATTCAAGCCATGTATGGAAGTATCACGTTCTCAGTGCTGATCATATAATTGAATGTTCTTCCATAATGATCCTGCACCGTTTTGAGACCGGCCGTTATGAAGGCAAACAGATGTTCCAACATGTGTGTGTCCCCGTCCGCCGTCATCGTTATGTAGTACAGCGCGTCAAGACACGCCAACAGGAGGACCTTCGTTTCATTATTTCTACGAAGAGTGTTGATGTGTTGTTTGAATCTCGTCTGCCACCGTTTGTAATTGAAACGTTTGGTGAGGTAGCGCGCCCTGAATTGATACCGGATGAAGTCGTCGCGCTCCTGGATACCCACGATGGTCTCTATAGAATGGACCAACATGCCCTGTATGAACCTGAGATAAGACCCCTTCTCAACCTCAACGGCTCTTTTGACCTCTTTCTGGTTGAGGGTGCTGGTGGCCAGCGTCTCTGGGAGGATGGTTATATCATTGAGCTCTTCCTGGCACTTGATGAGAAAGCGGCCTTCGCACGGGTTGTCCAATGGGTTGCGGGCGGCTCCTTTTTGCTGTCGTTGCCACTCGTAGAAGTGGGGGTTGTGGTGGATCTCGCCTTTGGTCAGGATGCGGCGGGTGGTCCATGAAAAAGTGGTATTGCATTTGGTACAGAACATCTGGTCACAACCCCCGCTCTCTTTTTCAATTATAGCCTGACACTTGGGGCAGGTCTCGCACGTGGCGTGTATGTGCTTGAGCGTCTCTAGAACGTCTTTATTACACTGATGGTTGGGCTGTCTTTCCTCAATACAGAGACTACATATTTTGATCTTGCATGAGTCGCAATTATACGATTCCCATTCAGGGGCTTGTGCTTCGCCGCTACCCGGGGTGCTTTGTGTATTGGTTGTTAAGAGGTTGTTACATTTAGGACACGTGTGGGTGAGAGACAAGGTCTTCTTAGGCCTCTCTTTCATGTATCCCATCTCGGTTAGTGCGTGGAAGATCTGCATATCGTTCAACCCGTCTCTTCGCATCCACCTGATGACGACCTCCATCTCAATGAGACGCTGTTCCTCGTCAAGGGCGGCCTTTGTGGCGTCGAGCATGCCGATCTCGAGTTGGAAAAGATGGTCTACCTCTTTGTCGGCGAGATGTTTGTATTTGGAGGCGGATAGGTACTCCCTCAGGTCCGTGATTAGGATCTGGGCGTCGCAGAAGAGACACTTGAGATCTCCCAGGTTGCCCATCATGTGTTTGAATACGCACCCGGCGCACGCACTTTCCGAGCACTCAATGCATGTATACTTTCGCCTCAGTTTTGAGGTGTATTTGTTACAACATATTTGGCATTCCATTTTGATATATAGATGATTAGCTTTAGAGCCTTCACTAAGCTAATCACTAAGGTGTATTCTGTATAAAAATGGAACTCTTTACATGTTGTACACATATATACCTATAATTTCCATTAGACAGGGACCGACTCCTCGGTGATGAAGCAGCATGTCTTGATCACCGAGATGGATCTGAGGACATAGTAGATAAGGGCTATCACACTCAGAATAGCGACCCTGAGACCGAAGAGGAGGGGGTAGATTAGGAACATTACAACACCTATTGAAAACATGAAGATGAACATGAAAACGAAATACATACCGGCTATCAGAAGCACACATATTGCGAGGATGGTTGTTGTTACTATTGCGAGGAAGACTAAGAGGCTCTTTGACACAAACTTGATGATGTACCATAAGAGGTAAAACAAAGGAATGAAGATGAAAACGCCCACCCACGAGGTCATGAGGAGGAGGCCGAACGCAATGATCATGAGAGGTCCAAGGACTACTTTCCTCAGGATGAACTCGGGGAAGATACAGAACAAGAATCCAAATACTAGATGTGTCTTACTCTTACTCTTAGGGATTTCAACCGCGGTTACTTGTTTGATTGTCTTGCGAGCTAAAATGTACAGGTTCTTGAGGATGTTTTTGTTCTCGTTATAGTGGAAGTCCTTGAAAGTAGGTGTAGAGAATAGTTTGAAGGACTCAAACAGGATAGAGGCGAAGACAAAGTTGAAGGAGTCGGTGACCATGTTCATCACGTTCAGGGACCAGAGGAGTGTTACTACATCAACTAACCTGTAGTAACATAGAGTGTCTAACCTAACAAAGGTGTTCCAGATGCGCTTAACAAAGTGATTCTGATCTTTGAAAGTCTTAATGAAACATTCTTGTTCATGTTTTGTTTGATCCATTTTTTGTTGATGGTCTTATCCATATGTTGCTGAAATTCAATTATGTCTTGGTTACTTGTTGAATTGACACAATGGGATTAGATCGTCTTCCTCCTCAACATATCTTTGAAAGAAGCAGCAAGCCAGTGATTGCCCCAACACCTTCAGACGGGGTTGTTTTTTTTCTTGCGGAACATGCTCGTGTTCCTCTCCCTTTTGAGTTTGGGATAGAAGGTATGATTGGCGTAGCTGGCTGACTCAAGGAATTTGGTAAACTTCTTGAGGGCTTTTACGAGGTCGTCTACTGCATATTCTGTGCGGGTGGCGGCCCATATTGCAACTCTTTGCTTCTGGGCGGGTGAGAGGATGTTAACGAACTTCATTGCATCGCGGTTGGCGGCGGTGTGCCAGATGTAACGAAGCTGTTCCTGTTCGTCGTCATCAAAAATCCCGAACTGGGTGTCGTCGAACCCCCCGTGGATGTCGATGATGACTTTATTCATCAATATCATAATGTCGTCCATCTTTTGCTTAACATAGATATTTTTTACACACATTATCAAAAGATGACTACTAAGACTAGAACTTATCAGAGTGAAACTGATAGGAATGATGTACGGACTCCATGTCCTCCCGTTCGCGTAGACGTTCGCCCAGTTATAGGCGGATACGGGTCTTCGCCTTCGGGTGACTATGTGAGGATGAACGTTTTAACCTCATGGGACACCGACTTTGAAAAGATTCCCTGTGTGTCTCAGTCTGCGCGCGATGTGTGTAACAAAGTAGCGTTCGTTAGCCAAGACCCACGACTTGTTAGTTCTGCACACAGCGGACAGAGGTTAGCACTTGATAACATACCCCTCAATGGTAAGGTCCAAGTATGGGACACGCCATACATAGCAGGCTACAGAGCCGCAAGTTACGGCTCTTACTCAAATATCCATGGAGGCCAAAACACATACTATTATGGTAAGGATCTTGCAGTACCCTTCATCTCGGAACTGTTCATTAAGCCCGGGCTTGTAGTGAAGGAAGATTACGTTGACCCCATGGATTCTTATAAACCTCACTACTGCAGGGCCAGCATGGACAACAAGAACTGTCTCAGTTGGATTAGGGACAGCCAGTTTCACAGGGAAGACCTCATGAGTAAGCAGATCTGGAACAGGAATCAAACCAACTACGAAGTGGATGTCGAGTCTAGACGTGTGCCTGCTGTGTAGCGTGGACGGAAAAATATCACGTATAACAAAATCAAAATGACAGAAGTTCGCGAAGATTTTTGTGGTATGTGTATGGTTGTCCCCATCGCATTGGCCGGCGCCGGTGTAGCAGGGTTGTCCTCAAAAGAAGATTACCAAAAGAGGAAACGGATTATGATCTCCACTGGTGTCGTTGTTCTTGTGATAAGTTTGTTCCTACTTTGGTATTATCAAGATTGTACTACATGTAAAGTATAATTCGTATGTGATTTTTCCATTCTATAACCTCTCGAGGTTATAGAACGAGGTTATAGAACGAGGTTATAGAACGAGGTTATAGAATGAATCAACAGCAGGCCTGTCCTCAAAAGAAAGAAGATTACCAAATCCACACCTTATCTCCAACCCTCTTTTATGTCGCCTCGAACACAATTTCTTGGTTATTAACGGTATCAAATGTAAAATCAGAACCATGCGTCCTGCGTTTGTTAGCCGCCCGGTAATCTATCAATCCCTTTATGTTCTTAGATGTCGTATCTATCGAAGCACTCTTTGGTGCAGAACTTGAGGCGCTGTGCTCCCCTAGGGGTAGTGTATGGGGGCGCGAACACCTCCGCGTCACATTGATTGCAGTATATAGGCGTCATTTGCGCGATCCTCTCTCTCAGTTTTTGGAATAGCCCAGGGGCCAGCTCTTTGCCTGCACGATCCTCCCGCACTACAGTCACGGCAGCAGCGTCGGGAAGCACGGCCGGTAATGCGACCCTCTCATCCCCCGAAATCTGAGCGATAGACCTCATGGGGGCCTCCACGCGCCTGGGTCTATGTCTCCTCACTGCCGGGTCTCTCTGTTTGATCAGTTCGTAGTACCTGTTCTCAATAGACCTCCTAGCACGTTTGATCTTATTCTCAATTGGGGTCTTGTCTACGTTAGGGTCCCTGAATACCTCAGGAAGCAACGTATAGCGATCCAGGTTGATCAAGACGTCGGCTGGGTACTCTTGGGCTCTGATCCTCTCATGATAGACCTGGGGTTCATCTATCAGGGAAGAGAGGAAGACAAGCACGTACGAGGTCTTGCGAGCCATGTCATAGTTGGTCTCAATTGGCCCAAAAGATGCAATGATTGCTTCCGCGTAGTCCTCAAGCGCGCCTCCAGAGTAACCATCTTTGAGAACTTCATTATCCGTGAGCATATGTTTGGCTACTTCAAAACCAGCTGCGTCCAGAGGCGTGAACTCTCGAATCCAATTTTGCCTTGACGCTCTGTACATGTCCTCCGTCTCCACTATCAGATCGTTGTTCACCGTCACATACGCCACCCTATCAGGGACAAACCGACGCTTACCCTCACATGCCATCCTATACCAATCCATATTAACCTTGTACCAGCCATCCTTGACCTCCTGATAAAGAGTATATTGAGGATCTACGTCTTTGAGCGCAAATCCTCTGATGACTTGTTCTGAGAAGGGAAACATCCACGGGGCTCGTCTGTATTCACGCTCGCACTGGGATAGAATTTCATCAGGTCCGAACATGCTCCTGGGTCGTTGGGTTGGTGACACGGCACGCTCCCTTAGGCGCCCTCTTTCTATATGAACAATCTTTGCCTGCCTGCCTTGGCGCTCGGCCGGGCCCACCTTTATACCCCCCTTTATCAAAACATCCTGAGATATCTTGAGGGGGGTTGCTTGGCGGCGTCTGATGATCTCCTTCATGTTCTCGATTCGGGCTCGTATGTCTGGGCGCTGTTTGAACTCGTCAAAATAGCGAACCACGTTGAACGAGTCGCTCTCGACAAAGTCAACGAAGAACGTTTTGACGAGGGGGAACGGGATGCCGGTCTTGAGGATGTTAAACATCCTGACCAGCTCGCGATCCAAGTTTAAGTTTGGGACCTGGCGGTCCTGTGTCCACCCAGCGCGAGCGACGAAGCTGTCAATCTCTTCAATCATCTCGCCGGGGTCCATGTGGGTAAAGGGGTTGAATGGGTTCCTCTTGTCGGGCACGCGCTTGGGCCTCGCCGTGGCGGCGGCTGCGCCCCGGGCCTTCTGGCGTTGGGCCGCCTTACCGCGGATTTTCTTTTGAGGCCCCTTCTTTTTCACTAAGGCCATTACATTGTCTGCCATTTTATCTATCCACAAGAAATTCATAGGGACAGCTTCATGTAAACACTGATTCTGGTCTAACGAATGGCATTTTCTCTTGTAAATAAAAGACATGTTACTTATAGAGTATCGTATAAAGCTACCCATCTCAATTGATCAATATCAGATAGCTCACCTCTATACCACCATGGCCGTATCAAAACAGTACACGAAGCTGGGCGACGGTGTTGAGGTCCTGGAGAACACCCCTTGCGATCCTGCATGCCTCCCTCATCAGAAACCAGGGGCTAGGACAGAAGTGGGCAAGGTCCAACGCACGTCGAAGCGTTACTACGTTCCAGACTCTATCGCGTCTGTAGTGGGTCTCAACCAAGTAGTTCTGAGGGAGTCTTCATTCAATAAATTTCCTACCTTCAGGACTACTGTGACTGCTGAATCTGCGGCCGACTCTGCCATCAACGGCGAGTTCACAATAGACACGGTGTGCAGGAAGGGGGATGATGTCGTAAACAAGGACAACGCGTTTAGACTTCCTCAGGGACTCTTAGACAAGCGGGCTGTAGTGGACATCGACATCGTGGCGGACTCGCTGCCGGCAGCCCTTGTCAATGATGACGAAGACCCAAAGAAGGCGCTGGGGCTGGCAGACGGATGGCAAGGGTCGCTCATTCCCGGGTTGTCAATGGTTGTATACAAGTTGGTATTTGTTAAGATCCGTGATCCAGCTAACGAAGAGACCATCAACTCTCTTGTGATGGATAACCTGAACAGGATATTTAATGTGTTTCATCGTAAGTTGGTCTGTTCTCAGGATCGGTGGAAGGGTCTGAATATGGAAGACATCAGAACCATGGAGAAAGAAACCAAATATCTACTTAATAAGAAGAGGAAAGGCGAGTGAGAGGGGTGGTAACACCGCCTTTTTGGGCTGGTTGTGAGGAGGGTTGAACCTACCCCCGAAAGTACAGGGAGCCAACGAACAGCGTGGTGGCATCATCGGCCTCTTCATATACGTCCACGGTTTGATTGCGTCTATGAACATCCATTTATGTTGTGACGGATTTGGGAAAAAATAAAAAAAATAATGTGGGCGTATAAAAAATGATGAAATCCCAGTTAGAACTCGATTGCTATAAGTGGAGCAATGGTATCAATCCATACACGGGTCGAGTATACACGGCAAGCAAGCGCGATGATCGCGCGTACAGGCGTATGAAAGGTGTGTGCGAACCATGCGTCGAGTTTGACCGTAACCCACTTGTCAACCCGCGCACGGGTCGTCACATCTCTCCCGACGCTAAAGTCTTCAAACAATTGGTTCAAGAGTGCGGCGGCGCTAGCAGTAGATTACGGAGCCGATCGAAAAGCCAGAAAAGTATATGCGCCGAGTTTGACCATAACCCACTTGTCAACCCGCGCACGGGTCGTAACATCTCTCCCGACGGTAAAGTCTTCAAACATTTGGTTCAAGAGTGCGGCGGCGCTAGCAGATCACGGAGCCGAAAAATGTCTCAAGAGTGCGGCGGCGCTAGCAGTAGACCACGGAGCCAAAAAA